CTGGCTGGCTGGCTGGCTGGCTGGCTGGCTGGCTGGCTGGCTGGCTGGCTGGCTGGCTGGCTGGCTGGCTGGCTGGCTGGCTGGCTGGCTGGCTGTGAAATCTAATGCAAATTTCACCCCTTTATATTCGAAGTCAATAACGAAGCAGTTTTCATTGTATAGCCATGTTTTTTTGATGTGGTCACGTAGTGTTGTTTTCTCAAAGAATCCAACTATATTTTCAGACATGGCAGTGATATCAGTTTTCATTATGCAACCTCTAACGTTAATAATGTTTATGAATATTCAGAATGCTATCTCATAACATGAAGCATTATATCTGAACATTGTGACATGATTTAATGAAGTCATCAGCACATCATGCTGCAATGCATTGCAGTATAACTAACACGAGGGATTGTTTGCATGGTGATAGTTTTGTTGGTGATAAAATCAGCATAATTAAATATGTTGGCGTACATTTTGAACATTTTTAAGCAAAGCAAATTATAAGTATAAAAATAGTTAATGTGAAGTTGTACTCATGTAAAAAGCCCCGCATTCTCTCGAAGGCGGGGAAGATTTGAAAATTAATGGTACAAATTGACGATTTCATATTCTATTCTGTATTAGAATAAAAGTGAATATAATTATTTATTTTAGGTGATTTTTTAAAAAAAGCCCGTGGAAGCAACGGGCATAAAACGCGGAATTGATTAAGATCTGTATAATTTAATTTTCTGATTCTATCATGCATATCATTCACAGTGAAGTTGGTAATTTAGTAAAACTAGTGATAATGCCACTCGGTTTGATAACAAGAGAAACCACAGCGTGGTTTCGTCGAACAGTTTATGAAGGATATTCCCCCCAAATATACACTCGCTTTGTGCTGTAGCAGCGCAGATGCTGGTTGCTATTCTTACCGGGAACTGGGCTTACAAGGCAATAGTAGTGTGACATTCTTCATCGCGCACGTGCATATCCTGGCTGAAAATCGATGGATAGAAAATATCCGCAAAGGGAAGCGGAGCAGCATACCGTGGTGGGGGCACATGTATGGGGTGTTGGAAGTCTGATGGATTTCTTTGTACCAGACAGCTTGTATTTTCATCTTTTCTTTGTTTCTTTGCAGGTAATTATGAGTAGCAACAAATCCTGAATGGCTGGGTATACCGCAATAAATAGAGGCGGGCAAGTTGCCCACTTTTTCTTTATCTGTTGTTTCATCCACTGCCCAGCCAGGTCAAATAGCGTCTCATGCTTCGCACAACAGAAAATAGTTGCACCCATTAACCACGGAGTTAAACGGATGAGTGACTATCATCACGGCGTGCAGGTGCTGGAGATTAACGACGGCACCCGCGTCATTTCCACCGTATCCACGGCCATTGTCGGCATGGTCTGCACGGCCAGCGATGCGGATGCGGAAACCTTCCCCGTCAATAAACCGGTGCTGATTACCAATGTACAGAGCGCAATTGCAAAGGCCGGTAAAAAAGGCACGCTGGCGGCGTCGTTGCAGGCTATCGCCGACCAGTCAAAACCGGTCACTGTTGTCGTGCGTGTGGAAGACGGCACCGGCGACGACGAGGAAACGAAACTCGCGCAGACCGTTTCCAATATCATCGGCACCACTGACGAAAACGGTCAGTACACCGGACTGAAAGCCCTGATGGGGGCTGAGTCGGTTACCGGCGTTAAACCGCGCATTCTTGGTGTGCCGGGGCTGGACACCAAAGAGGTTGCCGTCGCACTGGCATCGGTATGCCAGGAACTGAATGCATTCGGGTATATCAGCTCATGGGGCTGTAAAACCATTTCCGAGGCAAAAGCCTACCGTCAGAATTTCAGCCAGCGTGAGCTGATGGTCATCTGGCCGGATTTCCTCGCATGGGATACGGTTACCAGTACCACTGCCACCGCGTATGCCACCGCCCGTGCGCTGGGGCTGCGTGCCAAAATCGACCAGGAGCAGGGCTGGCATAAAACGCTGTCCAACGTCGGGGTAAATGGTGTTACCGGCATCAGCGCCTCTGTATTCTGGGATTTGCAGAAGTCCGGCACTGATGCTGACCTGCTTAACGAGTCAGGCATCACTACGCTGATTCGCCGCGACGGCTTCCGCTTCTGGGGTAACCGTACCTGCTCTGATGACCCGCTGTTCCTCTTTGAAAGCTACACCCGCACCGCGCAGGTACTGGCCGACACGATGGCCGAGGCGCACATGTGGGCTATTGATAAGCCAATTACCGCAACGCTGATTCGTGACATCATTGATGGCATTAATGCCAAATTCCGCGAACTGAAAAACAACGGTTATATCGTGGATGGCACATGCTGGTTCAGTGAAGAAGCCAATGATGCGGAAACCCTCAAGGCCGGAAAACTGTATATCGACTACGACTATACCCCGGTGCCTCCTCTCGAAAACCTGACCCTGCGCCAGCGTATTACTTCCAGATACCTGGCAAGTCTGGTTACCTCGGTTAACAGCAATTAAGGAGCCTGACCGATGGCAATGCCGCGCAAACTCAAGTTAATGAACGTCTTTCTGAACGGCTACAGCTATCAGGGCGTTGCAAAGTCCGTCACGCTGCCAAAACTGACCCGTAAGCTCGAAAACTATCGCGGTGCGGGGATGAACGGCAGCGCACCGGTAGACCTCGGCCTTGATGACGATGCGCTGTCAATGGAGTGGTCGCTCGGTGGATTCCCGGATTCGGTTATCTGGGAGCTTTACGCCGCAACCGGTGTGGATGCCGTGCCGATTCGTTTTGCAGGCTCTTACCAGCGCGACGATACCGGCGAAACGGTGGCCGTCGAAGTGGTCATGCGTGGACGTCAGAAAGAAATCGACACCGGCGAGGGTAAGCAGGGAGAAGACACCGAGTCGAAAATCTCCGTGGTCTGCACCTATTTCCGGCTGACGATGGACGGTAAGGAGCTGGTCGAAATTGACACCATCAACATGATTGAGAAGGTGAACGGCGTCGACCGGCTGGAGCAACACCGCCGCAATATCGGCCTGTGATTTTCATCCGGTCAGCCAGGCTGACCGGTTAACCCCCGATTCAGAAGTGAGAAAACCATGAACAAAGAAAATGTGATTACCCTGGACAATCCGGTCAAGCGTGGTGAGCAGGTCATCGAACAGGTCACGCTGATGAAACCCAATGCCGGGACGCTGCGCGGTGTCAGTCTGGCTGCGGTCGCAAACTCCGAAGTCGATGCACTGATTAAAGTGCTGCCGCGCATGACGGCACCGATGCTGACCGAGCAGGAAGTCGCCGCGCTGGAACTGCCTGACCTTGTGGCGCTGGCCGGTAAGGTGGTCGGTTTTTTGTCGCCGAACTCGGTGCAGTGACGTTTCCGAAAAATCTGTCGGTCGATGACCTGATGGCGGATGTGGCAGTGATATTTCACTGGCCGCCATCAGAACTGTATCCCATGAGTCTGAGCGAACTCATCACATGGCGCGAAAAGGCGCTCCGGCGAAGCGGAAACACGAATGAGTAACAATGTAAAATTAAAGGTATTGCTCAGGGCTGTTGACCAGGCATCCCGCCCGTTTAAATCCATCCGCACAGCGAGTAAGTCGCTGTCGGGGGACATCCGGGAAACACAAAAATCGCTGCGCGAGCTGAACGGTCACGCATCCCGTATTGAGGGATTCCGCAAGACCAGTGCACAGCTAGCCGTGACTGGTCAGGAACTGAAAAAAGCCAGACAGGAAGCCGCAGCTCTGGCTGTCCAGTTTACAAATACTGAACGACCGACAAATGCACAGGCAAAGGCAATGGAAGCCGCGCGTAAAAACGCGTCTGAGTTACAGGCGAAATATAACAGCCTGAGATTGTCGGTACAGCGCCAGCGTCAGGAATTGAGTCAGGCGGGTATTAATACCCGTAATCTGGCGCATGATGAACGAGGGCTGAAAAATCGTATCAGCGAAACCACCACACAGCTTAACCGTCAGCGTGATGCGCTGGCGCGTGTCAGTGCGCAACAGGCAAAACTTAATGCAGTAAAACAGCGTTATCAGGTCGGAAAGGAACTGGCCGGAAATATGGCCTCGGTGGGCGCTGCCGGTGTGGGTATTGCGGCGGCGGGAACGATGGCCGGAGTTAAGCTGCTGATGCCCGGTTATGAGTTTGCGCAGAAAAACTCAGAATTACAGGCCGTGCTCGGTGTGGAAAAAGACTCTGCCGAAATGGCCGCGCTACGCAAGCAGGCGCGCCAGCTCGGCGACAATACCGCCGCCTCGGCAGATGATGCAGCCGGTGCACAGATTATCATCGCGAAAGCGGGTGGGGATGTTGATGCCATTCAGGCGGCAACGCCGGTCACGCTGAACATGGCGCTGGCGAACCGCCGCACGATGGAAGAAAACGCCGCCCTGCTGATGGGGATGAAATCCGCCTTTCAGCTTTCAAACGATAAGGTCGCTCATATCGGGGATGTTCTCTCCATGACGATGAACAAAACCGCCGCCGATTTTGATGGCATGAGCGATGCGCTGACCTATGCCGCACCTGTGTCAAAAAATGCTGGTGTCAGCATTGAAGAAACCGCCGCAATGGTCGGGGCGCTGCATGATGCAAAAATTACCGGTTCAATGGCGGGGACGGGAAGCCGTGCCGTGTTAAGCCGCCTGCAGGCACCGACGGGAAAAGCATGGGATGCACTGAAAGAGCTTGGCGTGAAAACCTCAGACAGTAAGGGAAACACCCGGCCAGTATTTACCATTCTGAAAGAAATGCAGGCCAGCTTTGAGAAAAACCGGCTCGGTACTGCCCAGCAGGCTGAATACATGAAAACCATTTTCGGGGAGGAGGCCAGTTCAGCCGCCGCCGTGCTGATGACTGCCGCCTCAACCGGAAAGCTGGACAAACTGACCGCTGCGTTTAAAGCCTCAGACGGAAAGAGCGCAGAGCTGGTAAATATCATGCAGGACAACCTCGGCGGTGACTTTAAGGAGTTTCAGTCCGCTTATGAGGCGGTGGGGACTGACCTGTTTGACCAGCAGGAAGGCGCACTGCGTAAGCTCACGCAGACGGCCACAAAGTATGTGTTAAAACTCGACGGCTGGATCCAGAAAAACAAATCACTGGCGTCAACCATCGGCCTTATTGTCGGTGGTGCACTGGCGCTTACTGGCATCATCGGTGCAATTGGTCTTGTAGCCTGGCCGGTTATCACCGGCATTAATGCCATCATCGCGGCAGCAGGCGCAATGGGGGCAGTCTTCACGACGGTTGGCAGTGCTGTTATGACCGCCATCGGGGCGATTAGCTGGCCGGTTGTGGCCGTGGTGGCCACCATTGTCGCCGGGGCGTTGCTTATCCGTAAATACTGGGAGCCTGTCAGCGCATTCTTTGGCGGTGTGGTTGAAGGGCTGAAAGCAGCATTTGCGCCAGTGGGGGAACTGTTCACGCCACTTAAGCCGGTGTTTGACTGGCTGGGTGAAAAGTTACAGGCCGCGTGGCAGTGGTTTAAAAACCTGATTGCCCCGGTCAAAGCTACCCAGGACACCCTGAACCGTTGCCGTGACACGGGCGTCATGTTCGGGCAGGCACTGGCTGACGCGCTGATGCTGCCGCTTAATGCGTTCAACAAACTGCGCAGTGGTATTGACTGGGTACTGGAAAAACTCGGTGTTATCAACAAAGAGTCAGACACACTTGACCAGACCGCCGCCAGAACTCAAGCCGCCACGTATGGCAGCGGTGGTTATATTCCGGCGACCAGCTCTTATGCAGGTTATCAGGCTTATCAGCCGGTCACGGCACCGGCTGGCCGCTCTTATGTGGACCAGAGTAAAAACGAATATCACATCAGCCTGACGGGTGGTACTGCACCGGGGACACAGCTTGACCGCCAGTTACAGGATGCGCTCGAAAAATACGAGCGGGATAAACGTGCGCGCGCCCGTGCCAGCATGATGCATGACGGTTAAGGAGGTGACGAAAAATGATGCTCGCGTTAGGTATGTTTGTTTTTATGCGCCAGACGCTGCCACACCAGACCATGCAGCGTGAATCAGATTATCGCTGGCCGTCAAATTCCCGTATCGGTAAACGGGATGCCTACCAGTTTCTCGGCGTTGGTGAGGAAAACATGACGCTTGCCGGTGTGCTTTATCCCGAACTGACCGGCGGCAAGCTGACGATGACCACGCTCAGACTGATGGCAGAGGAAGGCCGGGCGTGGCCGTTGCTGGATGGCACAGGCATGATTTACGGCATGTATGTCATCAGCAGGGTGAGTGAAACAGGGAGTATTTTCTTTGCAGACGGCACACCCCGGAAAATTGATTTTACGCTGTCACTCACCCGCGTGGATGAATCACTGGCCGCGCTTTATGGCGATATCGGTAAACAGGCAGAATCGCTCATCGGTAAGGCTGGCAGTATGGCGACTAAATTCACGGGGATGACGGGGGCGGAATAATGCTGGATGCGCTGACATTTGATGCAGGCAGTACGCTGACGCCGGATTACATGCTGATGCTCGACAGCAGGGATATTACCGGCAATATCAGCGACCGTCTGATGAGTATGACCCTGACGGATAACCGGGGCTTTGAGGCTGACCAGCTTGATATTGAACTGAACGATGCCGACGGGCAGGTCGGGCTGCCGGTTCGTGGCGCTGTCCTGACGGTGTATATCGGCTGGAAAGGTTTTGCCCTGGTATGCAAAGGGAAATTCACCGTTGATGAGGTTGAACACCGGGGCGCACCGGATGTGGTCACCATCCGCGCCCGGAGTGCAGATTTTCGCGGGACGCTCAATTCCCGCCGTGAAGGCTCATGGCATGACACCACGCTCGGTGCGATTGTTGAGGCGATAGCCTCCCGTAACAGGCTGGAAGCCAGTGTCGCGCCGTCACTGGCAGGAATTAAAATCCCGCACATCGACCAGTCGCAGGAGTCTGATGCGAAATTCCTGACCCGTCTTGCTGAACGCAACGGCGGTGAGGTGTCGGTAAAAATGGGAAAACTGCTGTTTCTCAAAGCGGGGCAGGGGGTGACGGCCAGCGGTAAAAAAATCCCGCAGATTACCATCACCCGCAGCGACGGCGACCGTCATCATTTTGCGATTGCTGACCGCGGAGCCTATACAGGCGTAACGGCAAAGTGGTTACACACCAAAGACCCGAAACCGCAAAAGCAGAAGGTAAAACTGAAACGCAAAAAGAAAGAGAAACACCTGCGCGCACTGGAGCACCCGAAAGCGAAACCGGTCAGGCAGAAGAAAGCGCCTAAAGTACCGGAAGCGCGTGAAGGTGAATACATGGCCGGTGAGGCTGACAACGTTTTTGCCCTGACCACGGTATATGCCACGAAAGCGCAGGCCATGCGCGCCGCTCAGGCGAAGTGGGATAAGCTGCAACGGGGCGTTGCGGAGTTCTCCATCAGTCTGGCTACCGGTCGTGCTGATATTTACACGGAAACACCGGTTAAAGTGTCAGGCTTTAAGCGCGTCATAGACGAGCAGGACTGGACAATCACTAAGGTGACACATTTTCTGAATAATAGCGGCTTCACGACGTCCTTGGAGCTTGAGGTCAGGCTTTCTGATGTGGAGTACGAAACAGAAGATGATGAGTGATGTTTTTATTTTATCTGTTTGTTTTATAAGAATAAATTAACTAAAATGGCACCATCAACAAAACCGGAAGAGGTGCTCGCGATGTTTCATTGTCCTTTATGCCAGCATGCCGCACATGCGCGTACAAGCCGCTATATCACTGACACGACAAAAGAGCGTTATCACCAGTGTCAGAACGTGAATTGCAGCGCCACGTTCATCACTTATGAGTCGGTACAGCGATACATCGTGAAGCCGGGAGAAGTCCACGCCGTAAGACCGCACCCGTTGCCGTCAGGGCAGCAAATTATGTGGATGTAATTACAAACAGGAAGCCCCTCAGTCGAGGGGCTTTTTTGTCGATGTGGTCAATGTGTGGACGTGACCAGAAATAAATCCTTTTATTTCATTGTATTACGCGTAAAAAATAAGCCCGTGTAAGGGAGATTACACAGGCTAAGGAGGTGGTTCCTGGTACAGCTAGCATTTTATGGGTTATGTTTTTCAGCGAAACGGATGATAACCTTAATAAATGCAGCTGTATGTGATCGGTTTCTAAGAATTTTCCATCCGGGAAAAATAATCGAAATTAA